ACTTACTTAATTCTGACAGGATCGTACTCCATAATGGAATCGGCTTTGATGTACCTGTACTTTCAAGACTTACTGGCATCCCTATAGACAGGGACAAGGTACTTGATACCCTAGTTATATCCCGCCTAAAGGACTACGGCATTGAGGGTGGTCACTCACTAAAGAAATGGGGTGAAAGACTTGGCTTCCCTAAGGATAACTTCAAGGCCTTTGACACACTGACACAGGAGATGATTGACTACTGCCATCAGGATGTACTTGTTACCTATGAACTATACAAAAAATTATTGGTGTTCATCAACGACAGGACACAGGCAGTAGCCATCAAGTGTGAGCATGACATCCAGTGGCTATGTGAGGAGATGACATGCAACGGTTTCTCCTTCAAGGAAGATGAAGCGGAAGAGATGTTAGGTGGGATACTAGACAAGATGTATGAGCTTGAGGATGGTTTCCAAGAGGACTTCCCACCTAAGCTACAAGAGGTACACACCCTGATGTATCGAACCAAGGCAGACGGTACCCTCTGGACCAGCGTTAAAAATGCACGGAAAAAATATCCCATCAACACAGTGAAGGACGGTAGGCTGTTGTGCTATGACTATGTACCGTTCAAACCTAGCTCACCCAACCAGAGGATCGACAGGTTGTGGGAAGCTGGCTGGCAACCTACAGACAAAACGAAAGGACACATTGAATATGAAAGGTCACTCCAGAGATACTAAAGTATGTACTAAGTGTGAGGTAGAGCAGTCTACCTCTAATTTTCACCTTCAAAAGGGTGTGATGGACGGTCTTCGGTCCCAATGTAAGTTGTGTGTAAAAGCCTCCAGCAAAGTCTACCGCCAAGCTAACAGGGAGAAGATAGAAGCCAACTACCAAGCTAACAGGGAGGAGAGATTAGAGTACCATAAAGCCTACCGCCAAGCTAACAGGGAGAGGATAGCAGCACGTAAGAAAGCATACCGTCAAGAAAACAGGGAGGAGAGATTAGAGTACCAGAAAGCCTACCAAGAAGAGAACAAGGAGAGGATAGCAGCACGTAAGAAAGCACACCGTCAAGAAAACAGGGTGATGTACCAAGAGAGGGTGGCAAAATGGAGAGCCATGAAACGTCAAGCCATACCTAAGTTTCTTAAGGACTGCCGTCTTGAAAAGCAACGGCTGCTCCTTACGTACAGACTGAGGTATGCTATGACGAAGGCTACTGGTATTCTACATCATGTAGATCATATGTGGCCCCTGTCTGGTGGTGGCCCTCACTGGTCTGGTAACTTACAGGTCATCACTGCTAAAGAGAACCTAAGCAAAGGTGCTAAGGTCTGCCCAGACATCAAGGCAACAGTAAAGGAGTCACTGGAAAATGCTAGACAAAGGTATCAGGTTCAAGAGATACGGATGGAAGTGTAATGAACACAACCTCAACACCCTACCTGAGGATGCACCAGAGGGGGCGCATAACCTAGCCGAGTGGATGACATTGGAGGGCAGACGTTCATCCCTTGTCGAATGGTTGAACCACTACAACGAGGATGACAAGCGTATCCACGGTAGGTTCACCCACATAGGTGCATGGACAGGCCGCATGGCCCACTCAGCACCCAATCAGGCCAACATACCTGCCGCCTTCCACGGTGAGGTACGGACAGGGGTTGAAGCAGTTAAGGCCAGATACAATGGGCCTATGAGGGCACTCTGGACAGTACCAGAGGGTAGCCTACTTGTTGGTACTGATGCCGAGGGTATACAGCTACGTATCCTTGCACACCTGATGAAGTCAGATGAGTACATCCATGCTATCATATCAGGTAAGAAGGAGGATGAGACAGACATACATAACCTCAACCGTAAGGCACTAGGCCTAGCCCACATCACACGGGATGATGCTAAGACTTTCATCTATGCCTTCCTGCTTGGTGCTGGTAATGCTAAGGTAGCTGAGATACTGAGGTGCAGTACCAGTCAGGCCAAGGAAGCTGTAGATAACTTCACTAATAGTATCCAAGGACTGGCCCACCTCAAGCAGAAGGTGGTACCATCTATAGCTAAGGCTGGCTGGTTCACTGGTCTTGACGGACGTAGGGTACCAGTACCGTCACAGCATAAGACACTGGCAGGTATGTTACAGAATGGTGAGTCTGTCATCATGAAACATGCAGCACTACAGTGGAGCAGAGAAGCAAGGGCAGAGGGCATTGACTTTAAGCTAGTCACTTGGCCTCATGATGAATGGCAAACAGAAGTGAAAGGAGATATAAAAACGGCAGAAAAATTAGGGCACATACAACGTCAATCAATAGTTGACATAGGTGAGAAGTTGTCTATAATGTGTCCACTAGCTGGGTCAACTGACATTGGAAATAATTGGAACGACACCCACTAGTACCTACTCAATTGTGGGCTAGACCCACTAAAACCAAAGGAAAATACATGTCTAAGAAATACAAGTCCGTCACTACCGAAGGTCCAGTAAGCTGGGCTAAACTGCGTGAGCATGACCGTGATGAGCATGGATACAACGGTGCCTATGAGGAATGCGATGGTGCCTATACCATTGACCAAGAACTGAGCAAGGAAGAGTTCGCTAAACTTTCCGAGGCTGGCTCCCTTAAACGCCCTAAAGGTAAGTACCTCATGGACGGTAAGATTGTCGTAGGCTTTGCCCGTAAACATAAGGTGATGTTCAGGGGTGAGGTACTTGAGGCTGCGTCAGGACCACCTGTCCTGCTCGACGCTGACGGTCAGCCTTGGAACGGGGATGCTATTGGTAATGGTTCTGTCTGTGCAGTAACCAACCTACTCTCCTTCTTCACCGCCCCCAACGGTGACCCCTCATGTCGTACTACGATGATTGAGGTGAAGGTTATGGAGCACGTTATCTATGACCCTGATGCTGCTGACGTAGAAGAAGCAGCCTAACTAAAGGGGCGGTACTTGGAGACAGGTGCCGCCCTTCCTACCAGAAAGGGATGACTGATGAAGGTACTTAAATTTTTACTAGACGCTATGCTGGTTGCCTTGTTTCTTATCGCTCTGTCGGTAGTAGTACGGCACCTAATTAGTGGGAGTACAATGAACGTATGGTAGAGATACCCCCAATAGGTAAGATGGAACCTTGGGCCTGTACTTACGTGAAGGGAGATAGATACTATGGCATCACCCTCTGGGCAGTAGACCCTAATCAAATCCTAGAGGATTGGTGTTCAACTTTAACTGACCTTCAGGTTGAAGGTAGAATACTGGAGAGATGGGATGAATAAGATAACAAAGATTAAAGCAAACTACATCGACCATTTAGGATCGGATTTGTCTGTTGTGAATGCGGCAAGGGTATCCTTTGGTAAGAAGAGTAGGTGGCAGAGAACCCCTACTGGGGAATGGGATGACCTAGGAAACTTTGAGATAAAACGGGATGAACTTAAGGACGCCGATAAGAAACTCATCAAGTACCTAGCCGAGCACAAACATATCTCTCCCTTCGGTCACTGCTTTGCTTCCTTCCACGTTAAGGCACCTATCTTTGTAGCCCGACAGCTAGTGAAGCATAAGTTCCTACGTTGGAATGAGATTAGTAGGCGGTATGTTGACGATGTGCCTGAGTTCTATAGGCCGAGTGTGTGGCGTGGTAAGGCAAAAGATAAGAAACAGGGTAGCTCTGATGAGGTTATCGACACTGCTTACTACGACAGGGACGATGGCTACAACACTTGGGAGGACGATGCCTATAGCGTAGCCCTTGAAGCCTACACAGAGATGTTGAAGCTAGGCGTGGCACCTGAGCAGGCACGTATGCTGTTACCACAGTCCACTATGACCGAATGGTACTGGTCTGGCAGCCTTGATGCCTTTGCTGACATGTGTAACCTACGATGTAAGGATGACACACAGGCAGAAACACGGCTGGTAGCTAACCAGATTGCTGTTGCTGCATTCAAACTATTCCCTGTAAGTTGGGAAGCATTAAGAGGAGAAAGCGAATGATGTGCTATAAAGATATGACATTCTGTAGTGCTGTGTGTAGCAACAAGGACTGCTTTAGGCAGTTCACAAAGGAACAGAGTGATGGAGCTAAACGATGGTGGTCACATGACCAAGAGAATGTACCTGTAGCATTCAGTGACTTCTCTGATACCTGTGAAGAGTACGACCAACCAGTTCGTCGCCTAGCCACTGAACGTGACGCAGCGAGGGTGGCTAAACTTGAAGCGACTGGCGGGTGAAGCCGCTGGTTTTCACGCTTTGCCACTGCAACAAAAACCGAATGGAGTGGCGGTCCGATCAGTACGTTATTGAGTGGACGCAGGCTTCAGCTTGCTACTCTTATTGCTTTGGCACTGAACAGCTAGGATGGGGAACAAACTTCGACATTGCTGCGAAGGCCTTGGCAAAGTACCACGAAACACGGATACGGGCATCCCTTGAGGAGATAAGCGAATGACTGACCTAGTAAACAGTCCAGACCACTACCGTAAGGGTGGTTCTATGGAATGCATTGATGCTATGAAGGCTATGGTTGAGGGGATAGAGATGGACCCACACATGGCTCACCTCTGGCAGACAAGCTTCAAGTATATTTGGAGACACCCATACAAGGGGGTGCCTGTCCAAGACCTAAGGAAATCAATATGGTATATCAACAGACTTATAGAGGAGTATGAAAATGAAGATTGATACAATAGTTGAGGACATGTACAGGGTGGTCCAAGG